TACAAGCAATGGCTCAAGCTTCTCCTTCTCTAAGTATGTTTGAAGGGTATAATCCATACGTTAAGAACTTAGCAACTTCCTTTGGTAAGCTTATTACCGCTCCAGTGCAGGAGACTAAGGAAGACGAATGGTATTACTTGAAAGCATTCGCTGGAGAGAATGGTGCTTTGTGGCAGTATAGTGCATTAGGTCGAGGGCTTAGTGCAGGATATAAAGAGCTTCTGACTGATGAACTAGGCAAGCGCTACAGTGCAATATCTAGTAAGCTTCAGGATGAGGACGTTAGCTTCATGGAGACGTTCGCTAGAGCAGCCTTTGGCTTAGAGACTTCTTGGCAGACAATGGCTCGTAGAGGTAATATGGAGCTGTATGACGCTAGTAAGGGAATGAGGGAGGATGCTGACCTGCTCATTAAAGAACTAGAGCGAGAGGCAACCATACAGGGCTTTAATATGGATGATCCTAAGAGGGCTCCATACTTACTACGAGGCTTCTTTAAGGCTTTCCCTGAAGGGAGACCACCACCAAAGATGGCTGCATACATTATGAAAGAGCTGAGACCTAAGATGAGCCTAACAGACCAGCTACTGAGTGCTGCTGGTTATGGTGTGGAAGAAACTGACAAGTTCTATAAAGCTATGGGCAATGCTAATGAGGAAATACAAACGATGCGTGAATGGCATGAGAGTAATAGAAGAGTGGGAGAAGTGAAATGACATTTGATGCCAGTAAGTTTGGGGTACAGGAGAGGCAACTAAGTGATGTTGAGGCTGTACAAGCCCCTGTACAAGACAACTCAAAAGCTATGGCTATGTCTGGTATTGCACAAAGCGTAGGGGATTTTGTAGGATCTGCCTTCTCTATTAAAGAGGGCTACCAGAAACAGGAAGCTGCTGCTGCAAGAACTCGGTTTGGTAATGAATATGACTCTGCCATCGAGAAGTATAGTGGGGCAGTGAGTTCTGGGGAGATGACTAGGCTACAGGCAGATACCTATCTAGGTCAAGTTAAGGCTGACCTCGTCACTCAGGGAGCTAGTGCTGATGACCTTAATAAGACTGAAATAGCAGCCCTCAAGACTCTTTCTGGGAGGGCTTTGCTGGAGGGGAGTGCAGAGGAACGGGCAGAGAAGAAGGCTGAAGAGATTTATAATAACAGCAACTACTTCAACCCCTACCACAGTGAGGAAGAGAAAGAGGCGGCTAAAGCTAAGCTGTTCTCTGACATGAACCAAAAGGCTGCTGACGACTCTGAGATAGACAGGCTGAGCTTAGAAGCTAAGAGGTATGAGAAGGGCACTAATGACTACAAGAAGGCTCAACGTAACCTAAAAGAGAAACAAATAGGCATACTAAACACTGCCCTTACAGGTGCTCCAGCCCTAGTGTCTAACGAGCAAGCCACTATTGTAGCCCAGTATGAGTCGGATAAGGTGGAGTTTGGAGAGGCACAAGCCAGACTTAATGCTGAGAACAGCTGGAACACCTTTAAGAATCCTCTCATTAGGTCTGCTGAACTAGCAGCCAACAAGATAGAAGGTGGGCTTCCTGTTCAGAAGGCAGCATACATTGACATGCTGGAGAGGCGTAGTGGTTTCTTAGATGGCCTTGGAGATGCCAACCTAGTCAAGAAGATGAGGGAAGTGGAGGCAGAGGAGCAGGCTAAGCTTCAAATAGCCCTGCTTAACCAAGAGCATACGAGAGTCTCTAAAGTGGTTACTGATACTTGGGGGCCACAATCCTTGGTATACTTCGACCAGATGAACAGCAAGGCTGCAACCTCCCTTAACAATTTTAATGTAGAGGCCATGACTAGGGATGAGGGGGACGAGGTTGTCTCTTTGGGAAGGGACAAAGAGTCCTTGGAAGAGGCAAGGAAGGTGCTAGAGCTTAACGTCTCAGACTTCCTAGAGGGGAAGCATGAAGGAGACCCGAAGAACTTGGACAAGCTAGTCTCTGCTCACCTAGCCAGAGTCTCCCAAGACTTCAAGACCCTTAGTGACAAGGAGATAGATAAGTCTCTTAAGTATTATGCTAGTCCTGAGTTTGGTAGGTATGTCAAGCAGCGTGGGCTGTCTGGCAAGGACTTAGATAATGTCAACAGACAAATGCAAAACCACAAGTATAAAGTGGCTAACAGCTTTGTCAACTTAACTAAGGAAGCCCTTGGAGCGGAGAAGAAGAGAGCTAGGCTGTCAAGCACTGGTGCCAGAGGGAAGTTAGCAGCTGCTAATGTGGCTGGTGTAGAGGACTTCGACTTAGTGTTTGAAGGGGGACAAGTCAGGATGAAGCCCCTCCATGAGCGAGCTAGGGAGGAGGTTGAGGCGGTTAACGAGAAGATCGTTGGGCCTCTAACCCGTATCGTCAGGGCTGATGCTAACTTCAGTGGACAGTCACAGGAGAAGGTGTTTAACGCTTGGAAGGAACAATTGTGGCCTGATGAAGAGCCTGCTCAAGGGGAGGCTAAGCCAGAGGCTATAGACTACTCGCAGTATGAGGATGGGCCATATCGTGATCCAGAAACAGGTGGTGTTATGTTTATTCGCAATGGGACTCGTCTTAAGGGTGGGGAGTGATGCGATGACAGCAATTAATAATAGGCATGAAAGGAAGTTAGAGCCAATCTCTCTGGAGGAGTATGAGGCTGGAAGGGCAAAGCCCTCTGGCCCACAACGCCTTGTAGATGAAGAGAGCATGAGAATGTTTGAAGAGGCAATAGCGAGGGAAGATGGTGTTGACACTAGAGACACTGACACCTTCACAGCTCACATGGAAGAGAGCTATGAGGAAGAGGAGGGGCCAAGTGAAGAGGCAGTCTTCTGGGCAGAGAAGTATAATGCTGACAAGTCAGTGCCGATGGAAGAGAGAACAGCAGCCTTCACTGAGAAGCAGTCTGTGAAGGTGCTGAAGAAGACTACTAAGGCAATAGAGTCTGCTGTAGCCTCTGGAGCATTTGAAGTGGAGATGAAGTCTAGGGGGCTTACAGGAGAGGCTGTAGTGGCTGCCCTAGAGAACATCTCTAAGGTGGAGACTAGTGGTGGTAGGAACAACACCATAAGTAAGGGAATGGCAGGGGGTGTGTTACAAGTCATTCCTTCTACATTTAAAGACTTGCTTAACAGGGGAGTGGTTGGGCCTAAAGCTCTTAAGGCTCTCAAGAGGACTAAGGAAGAACTCTTAGCAATGTCTGACCAAGAGAGTGCTGAGTATTTAAGAGACAATGACAAGGCTGGTGCTATGTTTGGACTAGCTGCCTACTTGAACAAGACAGAACGTGTTGAAGGTCATCAGTATCTGAGCTTGAATGATGGTGTATATGAAGACCCTGACACTGGCGGCAGGTTTGAAGTGAAGGGTGGGAGGAGATTATGACCACACAGTATAAGAAGATAGCAGACTCCTCTGATGCCCTTATGATTAAGGAAGCCATTGAGAGGCTCTCTAACGTCAGTATTACCACTGACCTAGGGGACAGTATAGCTGAGCTTGTAAAAGAGCTTAGAGAGGCTCGTATGCAGCGAGAGAGGGACTGTGGGGAAGCTACTCCCCCTCCTCCTCTTGATGTAGAGGGGCTAGTAGAAAGTATATTTAAACTAACTAACAAAACAGAAGTGAAGCCCACCTACACCTTTAAGATTGAGAGAAATCACAGCGGGGTGTTGACAGGCATAACAGCAACTCCCAGTGGAGGGAATGGATAATGGCTTATGTAGTACGAACAGCTTCAGCCTATGTCGGCTCAGCAGCGGCAGCGGTGATTGATCTTCCTGCCAGTTTAGAGGATGACGTTATTGTACTAGCTCCTCAAACGGACGGAGGCTCGGCGCTGTCTACCATCGTAGGTAACAACGGTGGCACATGGACGCAGCAAGCTAACCAAAGTGGAAGTGATGAAATGTGGGTATTTACCTGCGTTCAAGGGGCTACACCAGATACTCAAGTTACAGTTACTTGGACAGGCACAGAGCGTACAGCGTATACAGTCGCAGTAGTTAGAGGAGCTGATACAACAACACCTGTTGATGTCGTAGCTACGTCTAGTGGTAGCACCTTAGAACCAACAGCGCCCAGTGTAACCACTACAACTGACGATTGTTTAGTTATGTTTTTGTGCGGGGTTGGTGCGGGTAGTAACATGCTACCGTTAGAGGGAATGTATATTCCACAGCAAGTTAGAGACTCCTATAGAGCCTGCACCCTGCTTGCTCATACTTACAAGCAAACAGCTGGCGCAACTGGCACATACCAATTTTACACAAGCTCCGACTCTAACCGTAACTCAGCTATGATCACGCTGGCTATTCGTGACAACGGTGACGGGGACATAAAAGGATATCACGACCCCGCAACGGAGGCGTTCGAGTTCTTGCATATGATGTGCGAAGGTGGCGGTATATTCTCAGACGGTACAACGTATGACCCCAGTGACGTAGCTAACGAGAATATCAGCAGTTTATCGAACGGCAGTTATACGGCCAGCAGTGTTGTAGCTCACCCATCTAGCGGCGTAACTTCCGATTCACTAGCAACTGGCTATAATTCAAGGTATGCGTCAATATCAAGCGATGCTTATGTGGGGTATTGCCTTTTAACAGGTATGCCGATTACCACGACTTCGGGTTCTCAAGTTAATCACGACCTTAGTGGTGAACTGTTAATCGTGAATATGAAGCTCACAAATGCTAGCGCAAAGAAAGACAACCAAATAGGTACAGCGTTCGGTATCTCTGATAAGACTAACGCTAGGTTCTGGCAATTCAATGCCCCAGACTCAATACCCAGTAGTCATTCCGGTTTATTCCCAGCTATCGTTGACGTAGATGATAGTAGTTTCGTGATGGATGAAATAGGAACACCGGACACCACAGACATAGGTAGTTTAGTTTTCTGTAGTGAACCAACAGCTAAATTTAACGCGCTACAGATAGCGCCTGTTTCTATTATGCGAACCATGAACCTGCAAGGAGGTAGCGTTAACTTCCCTTGTTCTTTTGCTACTGCTTACGACATAGCAAAGAATGGCATGTTGAACACAATCCTTGCGCAAGGCGGGCTGGCTAACAATCAGTTTTTAGTTGCACATGATACAAAATGCGGAGGGACTGAAACAGTTTATTGGGACTCAACTAACCAGTCTATTGAATGGCCTGCGGAGTATAGCGCAACAGATAGCAAGCGTTCATTTAAGATTGGAGCGGCCAAACTAACACATACTGCGGGCGCTATCGCTGGATCAACTGCGGTATATGACAGTTGTACTCTAAATTTTGGTAACTACCACAATTTTATTTTAGATAGTGCTGTGGCTATCAGCTCAGAAGGTTTAAGTGTTCTTAACTCTACTGTGACTCTGAAGAACAACGGCAGCGCTGCTTTATCTGGTGCAACTTTCTCAGGCTGTAAAGAGGTTGGCTACACTACACTAGTAGACCTATCAGGCGGCAATACCATATCAAACTGTGTTGACCCCCAAGCAATCACTGTCACCAGCGAAACAGACTTTGCCAAGCTCGCCAACTGTACGTTCTCGAACAATGATGTAGCTGGTGCGTGTGCCATTAAAATCACAGGCAACCAAACAGGCTCATGGTCAGACCCCAACCTCACTGTCAGTGGCAACACTTACGACATTGAGTATACAGGCACTACAGATTTTGAAATACAGTCTGCTACACCCCTTACCGTAAACAACTCATCTTCTGGCACGTTGACAATAGCTACACCTGTACAAGCTTTCCAGATAGACAGTAGTGAGGCAAGCTCTCTAATACAGATATTCACGACAGGCACACAGACAGTATTGGATAGCACAACAGGCGCTAGCCTCAACTATCCGTACACTGGTACAGTTGTAGTTGACTATGTTGTACAGAAAGCCGGGTTCTTGCCACAGAGGTTTACAGGCGTTACTCTCACCAACTCTACAGCTTCTGTAGTGTTAGCAGATGATCCTGTGTATGACTCTGGACATGGACTTACTTACACAACAGACTTTAGCTACAATAGAAGTACGAAAGAGCTTACGTTAGCTACAAGACAAGAGGGGCGTGACTTCTACTCAGCTCTGATAGATGCATTCATTGCACAAACCACTCTACGTAATACGGCATTTGACTTTAAGGCTGTAGGCCCAGACTCCATTTTCTTCTTAGACGATGCTGAGATAATTGATAGCAGCTCTGAAGATAATTGGAAGGGAGCAGGCATACGCTACTTAACCAGCTCAGATGTTGTTGCTGCTGAATGGGTGAGTATTAAGAGTGCAGGTACAATCCCTTCTGGAGCTACTGGTGAGTACCAACAGATAGATGGCAGTAGTACAACAGACCTACGAGCCACTGGTGCTGTAGATCAAATCATCAAGGTGTATGGTGATAGTACACATGGTAACTTCGACTATAGAGGACATCTGGTTGTCAAATATCAGGTGAATGGTTATAGAGAAGTGAGAGCTGATGTCCTAGACTTAGCTGGTGTAGCTGCTCTTGAACCTTTCGAGTATAGTATAGCTATGGAGCCTGTTGCTATAAATGCAGCTACAGGAGACCCTGCTGTAACTATCACTGTGACAGATCACGGAGCTTCCCCTGTAACATGGAACTCTAAAGATTGGTCTATTACTATTACAGACAGTGGGGCTGTGAGTGGTGAGGATATATTGAGGGAGTTGAACTACAACTTGTCTTTGGGGACTGGCAGCTATCAAGGGAAGGATCATTTCAACTGGCCTGAGATGGTAGTTGAGGCTGGTAGTGCTTATGAGTCCTTACAAGGAGTTACTGAAGGTGGGGCAGGGGCTGCACTGAAAGGTGTAAGAGTACTTCGTGGCTCAGGTCCACACCCAGACTTCACTCGTATGCAAGCAGATGATGGAACCTATTACACTGTCCCTGTGACAGCTAATGGCTCTATTACAGGCATTGTGAGTGGCAGTAGGGTGAGGATATATAATGAGACCACAGCCACTGAAACTTATAATGATGTGCCGGGCACAAGCTATGCTGTAAGTTATACAGATGGGACTACGTACAGTAGTGGTGATGTAGTTAAGATCTATGTCACTCAAACCTCTGGCACTACAGCTCAACTCCCTTTCAGCACTACAACAGTTGCTAGTAGTACAGGTTGGACTGCCTTAGTGGAGCAAGAGAGTGACACTGTCTATGACAGCTATGGGCTTAATGGATCTGCCATAACTAAGTTTACTGCTGACTATGTAAATGACGAAGTGGACTTGATTGTCTCTTCTAACTTTAGCGCAGCAGAGTTTTATGCTTGGTGGTGTTACAACCTAACCACTTCTCAAGGCATTAGTGACTTCTTTGGTGGAATAACGGCACAGGATGCTGCTAACCTTCGTATTAATAATGATGTTATTAGTATGTACTTGGACAACACAACAACAACTAACGTCTACCAGACTGACAACATCCGTATCTACAGAACAGATCAAGCCTACCCAGTGAAGAATCCTACTAGTGGGGGAGGTGGTATTGATGTTGTGTGGAGAGACAGGGTTTACATAGCAGAGACTGGTGTATCAGGGCTTACAGCCTCAGAGAGTACACAGCTATTCGCAGCTTCTACATTCAATCCAGCAGTTGATGTTGTTGAAGGGAGTGAGACATGGCAGGAGTCTATGAGACTTGTACGTGCTGAAGCAGCTGGTAAGGTGGCTGTCTCTGGCAACACTGTAACCTTCAGGGATGCGGCTGACAGTACAGATCGAATAGTGGCTACAGTTGATGAACAAGGACAACGTACAGCCATCACTACGGATGTGAGCTAATGTACGGCAGTAAGTACTACGGCTCCAACTACTATGCCTCTGGCTACTATGGGGGAGAAAGTGCCCCTATAGAGGAGGAAGTGGTTGAGAAGCCGTATGCTGGTGGTGGGGGAATGTCTGGTAAGAGAAGACGCCTCCTTAAACAAATAGAAGAAGAGGATGAGATAGTGATTGCTTTCCTGTCTTCCTTCTTACAAGTGGTGGACTTATGAAAGTAGTGTTGTTGTTGTTGAGCTTGACCTTAGCGTCTTGCTCAGCACTTGATGTAGCAGGGATGTTGTTTGATAGTGGTGGTGGGCCTAGCCTTGAAGTAGACACCACTATAGGCGATAAGGAAGAGGCAGTGGTAGGTAGGGTGGGGGATACGTCTGAAATAGTGTCAGAGAGCATTACAGGCGGTGTGAACACCACTAACGTAGAGGAGATGCCACCTTGGGTGGTGTTGTTGTTAATACTAGGCTGGCTCCTGCCAGATCCGAAGGTGATGTATAATGAAATTAAGAGTTGGTTTCGTAGGGGTGGGAGATGATAGGTGATTTACCAGAGTGGATAACTGCGGGGACAGCTGTTGTAGCTGTATCTGGAGGACTTCTAGGTGTATATACTACCACTCAGAGCAGGATGGATGTTGCTGATGAAAGGCTTGCTAGTATTATAGAGATAGTTGAGGTGATGGCTATTGAACAGAAGAAGGATGATGAAGAGAGGTATGAACTTTCAAAGGAGTTGGCTAAAGAGAAGGTGGGCTTACTATACTTGAAGGAAGGGCAGGATAGGATATATGCTGAAGTGAATAGGCTTAATGAAGTGTTGACAGCTAAGTAGAAAGAGAAGGAGAAGGGTGTATGCCCCTCTCCTTTTTTATTGCCTGTCAGAAAGTTATTTCGCAAGCTCCTCCAGCACATGCTGCCTCTCCTGATAGGTCTGTGTTATCAACCTCTTCTGTGACCTTCGACAGGTCAATTGCAGTGAGTGACTTCTCAAGCTCATAATACTGAGCCTCAGTAATGTCCTCAAAGGGGGCTTGCACATAGCTACCACCATCGTAAGGCAACACACTTATACCGTTGTATTCATTTCTATTGCTCCACATCCAGTCAATGCAGCCTCCCCATTCATCATCCTTTAGAGAAATAGTGCAACTAACATTATGGGTGTTGTCCCCACTAACATGCCCATGACGAACCCAGTCAAGATTAAATAACCTAACTCTGTCGAGGAGAGATTCTGGGGATTCAGTACGCAATATTGCACCTCTCGGAGCAGCTTGCGGAAAAGACAATACCGCACCCTTAGGATTGAACACGTCATCCTCCACCAACTCCGGCATCTCCTTAAGCATGTAGTTATATAAAGCTTCATCCTTCCCCACCCTCATTCGTCTAATGTAATAACTATTGTGCCAAGCATGAACCCCTGAACTACTACCCACAACAAGACTGCTAGTACCGCTTGGCTTAACAGTAGTGGTACGAGCAGCAGGGTTGATATTAATAAGAGCAGCAACCCGCTTGTTTTCTTCAACCACTTCATCAGCAGCCTCCCGTAAGTTAAGTTTAAGTACAGCACCACTACCAATACCAGTCATCCCTACACCAATTAGAGCCTCGCTCTCGGTAGTTTGCTTCCAGATAGGGCGTAGGTAGTGGAAGTCTGTATAGCCTGCTTGTAGGGTTCCTATGAGGCTTGCAGCCCTAGCTCTAGCATTCAAGTCGTGTTGATCTTCTACATCATCTGCATTTAACTCACAGAGGTTGCAGAATTGGAACGGTCTCAAACCAATTTCACAGCAAGGGTTGGTTCCCCACTCCTCATTAGAAGTCCAGTAGATGCCCGGTTCACCAGCACCACTAGCCTCCACCACTTTCATTAGTTCGTAGAATTCTTCCTTTGCAACCTCACCCCTTGGCAGAACCACTGAGTTGTTTGCTCTTGCCCGATAGGGGCTATCTTCCCACCAGTTGCCTGACTTGCAGCGGAGCATTTCAGCATCATCTCGGTCGAAGAGAGAGATGAGCGCAGCCCTGCGTATGCCGCCAGCAAGCACAGCGTCAGCAATAATACAACAGATGTCGTGGACTTCAATAGGGCGTAGTTGTCTTCCTTTAGCTTCATCTAGTTTTCCTTTTAATGTTTCAATGCAATGTTTTAGTGGAGCTGGCCCCGGAGCTTTTCCTCCAGTAGTAATAAGGGCCGCACCTTTCTCTCTAATGTCTCGATAGTCAAATACAGGCTCCTGCTTTCCAAGGAAGTGTGCTTCAACCAAGACTTTAATTGCGTCTGCCCACCCCTCAATGCTGTCTCCAATGAGAAATCTTCGAGCTTCAGGAAGAGTTCCTTTAACTGTTGGAAGTTTATCAACCCATATCTTTTGCACAGAGTAGCCTCCTCCAGTACCGCCGAGTAGGAGGAACATAAGCTCACTGAATCCATCAATGTGGTCGATTGGCAAGAAGGCACAGTTATAGATTCTGTTGTTTGCAACTTCAATGGGACGACCTCCGAATTGTAGGGATCGCATAGATGGCAATACTTTCTTTGCATAGACATATTCATAAGCCTCTTCTATCTGGTCTGCTATTTGTGGGTAGGATCGTTGGTGCATCTCCTTGTTACGTGTAACCAACTCTTCCCATGTTTCTCTTCGTCCTTTCTCTTCAACATACTTAGCATATTTGTTGAAGATGGTTACGTCACTCAATATCTTGTTGCTCTTGTTCACTTAAACATCTCCATAATTTCTTTATCACCACTCACCACTTTACCATCAACAGACATGCTAGGCACTGACCTAACAGACCAGTCCTTAGCTAAGGCCAGCCCCTCATCAGTGTCTATGTCAATGTATGTATAATCCACCCCTTTGTTGTCTAAGAAGTTCTTAACACGTTTACAAGGGGCACACCATGTAGCCCCAATTAGTACATTATTCACCACTCTCTTCCTTCTCCTCAGCAGCTTCGACAGCCTGCTCAATAAGTTGTTCAACATCCCCTGCTGTAAGATAGAGGTCTTTACCATCCAGTACATCATTCACTTGCTCCTCTGAGAAGAACCGTCCATAGATTGTGTGGTAGATGTGAGAGAGTCGCCTAGAGGTGAACTCAGCAGACTTGAGGTTCTCATTAATCTTACCAATAGCACCGCCACTCCCATCATGCAACATCACCTCACAGAATTCCCCTAGTATGTATTGTTCACATGCAAAGAAGATGAGGGAGCCTGCACTAGCCACTAGCCCATCAGCACTACCAAACACATGCCCCTCACACTGAGCTATGGCATGGATAATTTCTACAGCTGTGTTTAAGTAGCCCCCCGGTGTGTTTAAGTGGAGGATGAGGATGTCATTAGCTGTAGCATTATACAGCGTATCTAACAGCTCAACATACTCCTCACTGTCCCCCACCTCCCCATGTATGTAGAAATGGTAGGTGATGCCTGTAGCCTGTGCTCTTACGTAGTCTTTCTCAAAGTAGCTCATGCTGCTAACTCCCATTGTTCAAACGCTTCTATCCAAGCCTTACACTGATCACTACGTAGTATGTCGTTCTTACCAAACTCAATGGTGTGGACAGACAGCTTACAATAATCAATCATCTCTAGTAGTTCTGCTAAGCCTGAGTTCTTAAACTTAGGACTTACCTGTGCTACATCACCACACAGCACCACCTTAGACCACTTACCTGTACGTGTCAAGAATACTTTCAGTTGTTGAAAGCTCATGTTTTGACACTCATCTACAATGATGAAGGTGTTGTCAAAGGTTAGGCCTTGTATGAATTCAAGAGGCATGTATGTCAGTCTCTTATACTTCTCAAGCGTCTCCTGCTTCTTCTCATCTACACCATGAGCAGCAAAGTTCTGCTGGATTGGTCTCACCCAAGGATCAATCTTCTCCCGTTCAGTACCGGGGAGAAACCCACTCTCCTTAGCAAAGGATACGTTAGGTCTTGTCACCATCACCTTCTGTCCCTTCCCCTTAGCTAGCCATTCAATGGCAGCTCCTACAGCACCATAAGTTTTACCTACACCAGCTGAGCCATAGGCTATCACTGGCATAAGTGCTTTGTCTCTTAGTGCTAAGTCGTATAGTTCATGATTTTTAGTTGTCATCTTCATCTCCATAGTCAGTGTTGACTTCGACGGTGGTATTTACCCAATCTGTATATACCCTCTCAATCAACTTAACCTTCCCACTATTGGCCCAATGGTGTTGGATGTGAGAGATTGCTTCGTCTAAGTCCCCTACCTCAAGTTGGAAAGTCCCCAAGCTTGTCTTTACAAAGTAGTACGTGTTTACGTCTGTCATACATGCCCCGTTCACAGGTATTTCCTTTTTAAATAAGCCAAGCTGATCTCTAGTACATCAGCAGAGCCATCTTTAACATCATTAAGCTGCACTATGCCTCTCCAATGTTTGTTCCCCTGTGGGCCTTGATAGCGCTCCTCATGGTCATAGAAGGCTCCAGCTACAATGCCTAGCCTTTGTGTACCATCAGACAAGTAGTGCTTCCCCATCTTGTACGTCTGTTGATGGCCCATTACAAAGCTATGCCCTGCATTCTTAAGCATTGTGTCAATGGCCCCTCCTAGTGGTGCTCCCTTAACACTGTGTGGATTTTGTATGTAGTGAGAGAAGCGTATGCCCTCTATGTTCTTTATCTTCAAGAAGTCCACCACTTCAAAACCTAGACCCTCAAGGAAGGCTGTAGTGCGTTCTTCTAAGAAGCCCTCCAGTATTGGGTGTTCCTCTATAAGTCTTGGTAGTCTCACTTGTGGGTCATGGTTGCCTACAATGTATGTAAGCTTAGGTTTGTATGGCCCCTTCTTCTGAGACTTACGCTTAACATTATAGTTGATGAGGGGCATCATAAGTGCCATCATAGCATCATCACCAGCATCTAAGTCAGCCTTAAGCTTTAGTCCTTCAGCCTCTAGGTTGGTGTTGAAGCGAGAGAGGGAGGGCATGTCCCACCAATCCCCCATCACCACAATGTGATGTGGCTTATGCTTAACAATGTAATTGCCAGCAGCTTTGATGTGGTCAATAGGTACACCGTGTCGTACTTGTGTGTCTGGTATTACTAATAGTTTCATTCTATGCCCCTCACTCCATACCCTCTTCCAATTTTGTATACAAGCTCTTGCTCTACGAGGTCGTAGATTTGTGCCCATTCAGTGGTGCCTTGATATTCAACATACTCTCCCAGTGCTGCATCAGCCACGAGTGTTGCCGTTCTCATGTCATCAAACACCCCCACTATGTCATTACATGCAGTTGGGTAGTAGGAGACACCTGCCAGTACTAAATATCTCATACTATGCCCCTATTAAGTTCAGCCTTCACAGTGTCCAGCCCTTTGTTCTTAATGGCTAAGAGCATAAGCCCTACACCAGCTCGTCCTGTCTCATCTAGCTTGTCTAGGTATGCAGCAGCATCCCTAGTACGTCCCTTATCCTTTAGGTTGGAGATGGTGGTAAGTCTGTTCCATGCTCTATGAGAAGCATTCTCTATGTCGTTAAAGAGAGTTAGTTCTTTGTAGTAGTTGTTAGTGTTTCCTGTCATCTATTTGTTCTCCTTAGCTTTACGTTCTTTAACCTCTGCCCTAGATGGGCGGGGCTCAAACCCCAATGCCTCTGCGACAGTCCACTTGTTTTTAAGCCTGTTTGATACAGTCTGTCCTTTAACTCCAATATATCTCCCCCACTGTGCTAAGGACATCTTCTGGCCTTCAAACTCAATAGTTACAGTCTGCCTTGTATTATTCATCTGTTCTTCGAAGGTAGCCCACCTACAATTCTCTTTGCTGTAGTCCCCGTCATTGTCAATCCTATCTAGGGTGTGGCCCTCTGGCCTTGGCCCCATGTCAGCAATGAAGTTAGCGAAAGAAGCTGTCCAACTATCACAGACTTGTATTCCCCTGCCCCCATAATAGCCATAATCTGACTTCTTAGGGTTGTTGCACCTCCCCTTCATAGCCACATAACCAGGGTACTCATCAGGGTGAGTTTTGTAATAACCTCTGGCAGATACTCTTGTACCAGTTTCCTCTTTAGTCTTGCTCGAATGGCAAGCGTGGCACAAAGCTTGTGCCCCTTCCAGCTCAGTGAACATCCTCTCGATACACTCATCCCACGTAGTAAACCCCACTTCAGGATCTATCACAGCAGGCTCATGGTCAGCATAGATATTCTTCTGCCTTCTGGCCCCTGTCTTAATGGTTGCTGGAACCTCCTCATTACAACCAGCACACATGTAGAACCCTCTCCGAGTCCTTGCTTGTGTTATTACATCTTGAAGAGGGGCCCACTTTCTAGTGGCCTGCCTAAGCTGATTCTTTATGAAGGAGTTGAATTTAGCTTCAGTCCACCTACCTCCACACCTTGTCTTCTCTCCTGAAGGCCTAGCCATTTAAATCTCCAAAATATTTTCTGGCATAAAATACACTATCTGCATTCATTAACTCCACTAAATACTCATGATCACTCTGTTCCACTAAGCCACTCCTCATTTATCTCCCACATTACTGGCTGGGAGGAGCTGTCAAGCTCCGTAACCATCCAAGCTAACCTAGCCTGCTCTAACATCTTGTCTCTCCAATCATCTCCAAACTTATCTCTATAGGCTCCACTAGTGGCCTCGAAAAGATCACGTTCACTTTGTCCACCCTCAAGTAGCTTGAAAGCTCTGGCTGGCCCACATCTAGGCAAACCGGAATAGTTATCTGTTGAGTCCCCTGTGAGCACTTGACTGTAGAAAAATTTACTACCCGTTCCTGTGAGTTTGTTTCCATTAAGTTGCAACTCCCCTAGTTTATCAACAGGAGCTGGCCCCCATTGTTGTTGTTTGGCACACTGCCATGTGAAGTGCATCCCCTCCACCATCTTCAAGTCTTTGTCCCTGCTACAGATTATGGTAGACAGAGCTGGCGCTCTGGTCTGGTAGACAGCAAGTAAGTCATCTGCCTCCATACCATTAGCCACTACACACTCATAGTTGTCTAACATATAAGCCCTTACATTGTCCCTATGGAAAGGCTTGTCCTGCTTACGTTGTCCCTTGTAGGGCTTGTCCTTGCCTACAGCTATGCGGAAGTTCTCCTTATACACCAAGGACTCCAACCCCTCAGCCTTACGTTTCCTATTATACATTTTGTTTAGTGTAGAGTCGTTGGTGAGGAACAACAAAGGCTCCTCATCAGCCCAACACTCATCAACTATCTCCCTAATCTTCTGATCTAGCAGTTCAGCTACAGACTCGAAAGGACGAACTACTAGCTCGCCCTCCTCGTCCTTGTATTGACCACCAAATGCAGCTTCATAGACTAATACATCACCATCAATCAAGCATTGCACGCAACCCCCTAATCTCTCTCTCAGAGAATGGCCCTTCATTAAGTATGTTCATGTATGTTAACCCTTCACTGGCAGAGAGTTCAGCCTCTATCCACCTAATATACCTAGTAAGGAGTGATTCATAGTTAATCTTTTCCATCTACTACCCCTTGGCGATAGTGTGCTCATTAAGTGTAATGCCAGCAGCCTTAGCCTCTTCATCCACCTCAAGCCTGTTAGCACTGAGTACATACATCTGCCTACCATCAGCAGGCATAAACCACACATACCATTGGTCAACATACGTTACGCTATTAGCCCAACCTTTCTCCCCTACAGTGAGGTCTGGTTGACCATCAGCGTTTGTTACCACCACTGGATCACCTGTTTCAATAGTCATTTCATTCCCCATCTACCAGTCCTCCCCATCATCAGCATCAGCAGCCTGTGGCTCATCAGGCTCACTAGAGCCTCCTGTAAGAGCTTTCTCCAGCTCACTACCAGCATACTCTAGGTTGGACTTAAGTTTGTCCT